CGTGATATCGGACGATGCTCCAGTCTTCTTGACCATAGGTAGCTCTACATAGTTTAGTGTAATTATAAAACCAGACCAAATGACTACACCTAGACGCACTATTGCACCTAGAACTGCCATCTGTTCATCATGGTCATCTATGTTTTCTTTGAGTTTTCTGAGCATGTTTTTCTTTTCTGGCGGTTTTGTTTCCATTTGTTTATCTTGCCTTGTAAGAACTTTTGTATTTTATCTTTCAACGCATTGATTACAGGTTGTGTAACAGTCGCAGCTGCCACAGCAGTTACAGCAGTAACCGATGCAGCAACTAAGACTTCTTGCGATGGTAAAGTGATACTAGGTAAGGGCGGAAAGTGTATTTTTGGGGGTGGGTTTTCTTCTGTTTGCACCTCCTTTGTACCTTCGGGTCTTCGTAAATCGCTCGGAGGTACGACCAAAGGTTGATATGAGGGAACATCTGCTGTAGGGAGAGGTAATGACAGGGTTTGTATAGGTGTTACACTGGGTATTGAGATTCTTGGTAAGCCTTCCATGCGTCTTTTACCTCTTGTGTCCAGACTGCGTTACATATTGCAGTAACTTCGTTTGGTTCAGATCTTTGACTTAAATCAGTATCTGGATGTAGTACATATCTTTCAAAAGATCTTGTTAATTCTTTGCCATCTTTTTTTATAACATGTGCCTTTCGCACCTGTACTTCTTTGTATTGACCAACAACTTCTATTTTGTCGTATTCAATTGTTTCTGTTAATGCCATTATGATGCTGTTATATAAGAGAACATACCACTCAGTTGAGCAGCGTTGTATCCATAGCCCATACCTGAGCTATTTGTTTGTAAAAAAGTATTGTCATTTAACATAATTCTCATTGTTGTACCACCAATACATACAATTTTCATTATGCTACTGTTCATGTGATAACCGGGAAAAACAACGCCACCTCCACCTCTTACACCTTGTGCGTTTGGTATGGTAGCGGAAAAAGGTAAACCTGTTAATTTAAGCTCACCAGATGCGTTTGTAGATCCGTTAGCAGATAGAGCGAACATACAAGTAACAACTCTTCCTATTTTTATATAATCACCATGCCTATTTAAGTGACCTATAGATCCAGAGGCTGGACTCCATGTAGGCTGCCATGAGCCAACTTCATAGTCATCAAACAATTCATTACTCATTGATGTAGTTGACTCACTTGAACTAGCGTTAGCAGTAGCACTAAAGTCAATACCATGACCAGATGCTACTTTTAAGTCGCCATCATGGATTTGTAAGTTTCCATTTGTAAGAACACCTATTCTATTAGCACTATTAGTTATATCTCTTATAAGCAGACCTCTACCGCTTATATAAGCATTATCACCGCCACCAACTGCTATTACATAGTCTTGATTAGGACTTCCAGTACCTGTTAAATGTAAAGACCCACCATAAGTAGTACCACCAGAAGAAATTGTTAGTGCATCACCATGAGCAGTAGAGCTTATAGTCATTCTTGCACTTGAGTCTACAGTTATGTTTGACTCGCCATTTAAAGTATTAGCAGTACCAGAACCAGTAATAACTCTGTTATCTGCGTTGTTGTTTATTGTTGTCTGATTTGCTCCATCAGCTACATTTAATAATGTTCTAACTTGACTAGCATTAGGAGTTTCTATCTGTCCAAGTCCACTTGAAATTCTACCTAAAAGTCTTCCAGAATCAATATGATCTATTTTATTAAAGTTTACTGCATCGTCTGCTATTTTAGCAGTAGTGATCTGACTGTCTGCAATCTTGGCTGTAGTAACTGCATCATCTGCTAATCTTGCAGTAGTAACTGCACCACTTGCAATTTTAACTGTAGTAACTGCATTACCATCTAGTTTATCTGCATTAACTGAACCGTTTACAATCTGAGATGTGTTAATTGCATTGTCGGCTACCTTTGCATTTGTAACTGCGTCATCTGCAATCTTAGCTGTAGTTACACCACCGTCTGCTAGTGCACCAGTAATGTATAGTATACCGTTCATTGCAGCATGACTGGTACACTGATAGTATAGAACATCAGGAGCATCGTGTTGCACTTCTACGATAACTGTACCACTACCAGCATTATTAGTTACGCCAGTGTTGTATGCAGTACCGCTTGCTCCAGATGTACTTTGTATACGTATAGGATGACCACCTGAGCCATTCTCAAATCTATACGTTTTACCTCTTGTAAGGTAAAGGGTAGGGTTGTTGACAGTGCCGTTCAACCCTTCTCCTTGAAATGTGTAGGCACTAGAACCGCTAGCACCTATTGTAAAAACTCGATCTAAAGCGTCACTATCTAGACCAGCTCTATTTATTTGTGTTAATGTCATTCTGGTTCAGAGGGAAAAGTAACTGATGTAAAATCTAAATTACCTCGTGCATCAAGTTTAGGATTAGCACTTGCTGGCAAATCTCTTAACTGTTGTCTATAGGTTTTCCAAGCATCAGTCATTGCTGTTGTGTCAGATAATGTCATCCAATCAGTTTTTGCTAGTTTTTTATCTCTTTCAATTCGTAGTAATCTCATAGGTTCTGCATTATTTAATCTTACTACTTCAGCGTCTATTTCAGCTTCAGTTGGTGCAGGGCCATTATCGTTCCACGTAAATCCTGAGTAATCTTCACCAGCCCAAGACCATGATGTGTAAGGTCTTAGACTTGCTAGAGCCATAGTCTTATCGTAAATCATCCTTTCACCTCTTGTAAATACATATATGAACGTGTATCAACACCTGAGTCTCCAACAACCCTGACGTTACTACCATCAAGACTTTGTAAACCAACTCTATAAGTTACTTGTGAAGTTGTGTTTGGTGAATGAAGATACCAATAAGTATGACCTCCAAAACTATAAGAACCACTATCGCCAGTGTGATATTCCCCTGCAACTTGTTGAGCAAGTTTATTACTATTACTTACACTTCCATAACATATACAAGTATTAGGTCTTCTATCTCTATCTCCATAACCGGAAACATCTAAACAGGCAATTATTATAATTTTACTGCTAGTAGAACTAGGAGTTATAGATTGACTTAATCCAACATCTTGATAAGATCCGTTAGTTGAAGTTGTATAGTTACTGGTTAATCTTGCTATTGATGTAGTTTGTAAAATGTCACCAGCGTTAGCACCTAATCCTGTTGCAGTAGTAATAGTTGAGTTATCGTGAAAATGTACTGTCATTATGATACCTCCGTTAGATTAAATTTGTAATTTTTACCAGAACGGTTATTTTTTAAGAACAAGTCTGATTCTCCTTCTTGTATTGTCCAGTCACCCCATGTACCATCAACATCATTAGACGAACCTTTGTTAGATAAATGAAGGTCAAAGGTGTAAACGTTTGCCCATCTTTCATTTGACGCTCCTAAATTATATGCGTTGTCTCCATTTGGTACAAAATTACCAGCAAGTTGAGCACCCCATGATTGAGTCCACAATTTCATAGTACCATTATGATATAACTCTACCCGTCCGTTAGGTACAAAACGTGCCATGTACTCGCTTTGCGTGTGCATAATATCTACATTGTCACTTGCAGAACCACTTATGATTAAACGGTGAGATTCACTTTGTATTTGATTAGTTGACCCTGTGTGAAAAATTTGTAGATCGTCATTATTTCCAGCTAAAAACTTTTCGTTATCTTGAACAGCAACAGTATCAGCAGTTAGCGAACCTGTTACATGACAACCCGATCCATTTGTCTCAAATTTTACACTATTGTCGTAATATAGCTGTACTGCTCCGTTATGAATAGTGCCTAAAAACACTTCACTTGATGCTGCGTTTGTAAGCCTTATATCATTACCAGCAATATACAACGCACCAGTATTATTTTTAAGGTAACTATTTGATCCCTCGTGGTAAATTTCTAAATCTTGACCACCGCCTAATCTTAATTTACCATTATCATTAGTAAATAAAGTTCCACTGCCTAAACTTATATCACCACTTAAAACAACACCATCATTATTTGTTTCTATTTTTTTACTGTTGTTGTAATATAACTCTACGGCTCCATTTTCAATAAACTTACCCATTGGTTCATCATTAGTACCTGTAATATGTACGTCATCACCTCTGATTTGTAAATTACCTGTACCCAAGTCTTCAATAAGACTGTTTACTCCGTTATGCCTAATTCTTAAATCATTACCTGACCCAACATTAATAATGTCATCATCAGCCATGTTTATATTATTACCATTACTTGCTAAGTCACCGCCTAGCTGTGGTGATGTGTCACCGACTAGATCTGTGTTAACAGAGTTACCAGATGCTGCTGTAATACGTCCCTGAGCGTCTACAGTGATGCTTGGGATAGAAGTTGATGAACCATAGCTACCAGCTGTTACAGACGTGTTAGCAAGCTTTGCAGCAGTAACTTGATCGTCAGCTATTTTAGCTGTTGTCACTGCATCATCTGCAATCTTTGGTGTAGTAACTGAGTTGGTAGAAAGCAAGCTTGCAGATATAGACCCAGCTAGTTTAGCAGCTGTCACCGCTCCGTCTGCAATCTTAGCTGTAGTTACTGCATTAGTTGCTAACTTAGCAGCTGTTACATTACTATCTGCTATCTTAGCTGTAGTAATATTACTGTCTGTAATCTTTGCAGTAGTAACTGACCCGTTCTGTAATATCGCTGTTGTAACTGTGTTATCACTAGGTACACCTATACTTACTGAGGCTCCGATGGTGATAATAAAGATGCTAGCACCACTAACAGGAGCGGAGCCAAATATAATGTCAGCACCGTCAATCGCAAAGCCCTCGCTTGGCTGGCTGGTTCCACTATTAGGTTTCTGAATGACTCCATCGACGCTAACAAGATGTTGCTGTGCATTAGCTCCGGCATTGCTAATTGTAAATCTATAAGCTGTTCCATTTGGTGTTGCACTTCCTCCTCCAGTTCCTGATGAACTAGATATTGTATTGATAAAAAAGTTACCTACTGTTTGTGTCTCTTCCCACGCTGCATTTGTTCCGTTATATACGAGTAACTTACCTGAGCCAGTATTAAAGAATAAATCACCACTATCAAGGCTAGTTGTAGGGTTCGACGACCCAACTCTATATCTTTCTGAGAAATCATTGATGTCACCACTAAGGTTAACAAGATCATCTTCTTTTAGTGTAGCTTTATGGTAGGTATAGTTTTGACCAGAACCTGTAGATACTACAAGAAAACGTATGCCAGCAGCTATAGTTGAACTATGAAAGTTAGAAGGTATGCCAGATATATTTACTGTAGTACCACCAACTGTAGCACCACTAGCTGCACCAGCATTACTTACTGCCATTCCACCAGCGTCAGCAATACTAATTACGACACCAGAAACTGGCTGTGTATTAGGAAAAGAACTCTCGTTTGCAATAGCTTCAAAACCACCAAACGGTTCTAGCTGTGCAGCTACGTAATCAACAATAGCACCAGAGGTTGGAAACTTAGTGTCATCATCTGTAATTGTAGTCTGCTTTGCCATACCATCTAACTGGTTTAGATCAGCAAGGTCAGCAGTAAGAGCTGTACTATCAGCAAGTTTAGATGCTGTGCCTGATTGCATACCAGCTAGTGTTGAAAGCTCACTGTCAGCTATCTTATCAGTTGTAACAGCATTAGCTGCAAGATGACTAGCATCTAAAGGGCTACCAGCGATAAGACTTTTTATTTCTGTTATAGTCTGGTCAGCTGTAGCACCAGCTTCTATTGCATTTAGTTTGGTGTGGTCAGCATCAGTAAATACATTACTGTCTGTTGCTGCTTCTACTGCTGCTCTAATCTCTGCATTAGTCTGGTCAGCTGTAGCTCCAGCTTCGATACCATTAAGCTTGCTGTGATCTGCGTCTGTAAACACATTACTATCAGATGCAGCCTCTACAGCAGCTCTGATTTCTGCATTAGTTTGGTCAGCAGTAGCACCGGCTTCTATACCGTTGAGTTTACTATGATCTGCGTCTGTAAATACATTAGAATCTGTTGCTGATTCTACAAGTGTTCTTATTTCAGCTGCTGTCTGATCTGCTGTAGCTCCAGCTTCTATGCCATCAAGCTTTGTTTTATCAGCTGCTGACATACTACCAGCTGCCGATGTTGTTGATGCTGCTATTTTTGACCCATCTATTGCTGCACTTGCGTTTATATCAGCGTTAACTATAGTACCATCAGCTATCTTAGCAGATGTAATTTGTGAGTCTGCAATATGTGCAGTGTCAATACTACCGTCAACATAGTGCTCAGAGTTGATCTGATCGTCAGCTATCTTAGCACTTGTTATAGCATCTGCCTTGATCTTACTTGTTTCTATAGCACTGTCGTCTATATCATACGAATGTATAAGATTAGGTATCTGCTCTTCTTGTGCTCTGTATAAGAGCTGTGTTGTGTTGTTATTTAAGTCAGCTGCTTTTACGGATGACCCTGCTGTAAATGTAGCCTTGGCTGCATCTACGTTAGTGTCACGATATATGCGTATGTTAGCTGGACTGGATGGTATATTACCTGATGTAAAGACTACATTACCGCCACCTGTAGTAGTGTAGCTAGTAATGTTGTAGTGTGTACTTGTTGTTTTGAGCACACCATCTACACGAACTTTGACATCAGATTCTTGATATGAAGGGAAGGTAAACTGCTTAGAAGCTTGACCATCCCCAGTGTATTCTACGAATGTTGTTGCCATTTATTTGTATATGTTGAGGAGGGTTGCTGTTTGATCTCGTTTTGCAAGCTGTAGTTCCTTTTTAACACGTTGCTCACGTATTAGTTTTGCTATACCAGCTTCATCACTTATTTCACGCCATGCACGTTTTCGTGCTTGGTCAAACAATCTTTTGATAATTATATTATGGTAGTAGTCTCTAGCATTGTATTGACCACGTTTGCCTGCTCTAATGTCCTGATACATTTTTTCTATAGAAGCTAAAATCTTTGGATCTACAGCCAGTTTGTCTAGCTCACGTTCTAAGTTCTGTTGACCTATAGCACGTTGAAACTCAGATCTAACTCTTGGAGAATCTGTTAGGTTTGTGCCGTCAGGTGCGTAGTAAGTAGATAGACGTAAATCATAGCCACTATCGAATAGCATATTTCTACCGGGGCTTTGATCTAGACTAAGACTTATTGGACTGACTGCATTGTATGCACGAGTAAGAAAGTCCCAATCTTTCAAAGGCTTACCATTAAGAAGATCATACTTAACAGGTAGCGGTTGGTTGCCATCTAACTCAGCAAACTGCTCATTAATTAGGTTACGGTTACGTATAGACTGATCTATACCAGATCCGATTTCACGCATATATGGTAAAAATAGTTTACCCATTTCATTTCGTAATCCAGCTAGCGGTACTTGGTTGTTTGCAAGGCCAGCTATAATTCTATCAAACTGCCCGGGTCGGCCACCAAATAGGTCTACAAATGACTGTATACCAGCAAGATAGGACTTACTACTTACAGCCTGTGCAATTACAAGAGATATTTTTTGTAGTTGTGATTCTGTCCACTCTTCGCCCATAAGCTCGCTTGCATCACCTACGTCAGCGATTGTAGACATAATAAGGTTGAATGGTTCAAAGTTATCATAACCAACACGTACAGCACCTAGCTTTATAGTTCTTGGCTCCCACTTACCATCTAAC